TGGTTCATTAAGAACATTGGCTGGAACAGCTTCTGAGACTTTTGACCAATCTGCTGTATCTGGTACAGCTACTTTCGTTGGTGATGAACACGCGGCATTGGCTGTTCTTATCAACAGAGTTGCTAACCAAATAGCTACAAGAACAAGAAGAGGCGCTGGAAACTACGCAGTAGTATCTCCAACAGCTTTGACTATTCTTCAGTCAGCAACAACTTCAGCATTTGCTAGATCAACTGAAGGTACTTTTGAAGCACCTACTAACACTAAATTTGTTGGTACATTAAACGGCGCTATGAGAGTATACGTTGACGCTTACGCTTCAGATGGTACATCAGTACTTGTAGGTTACAAAGGTGCAAGTGAGGCAGACGCTCCAGCGTTCTATTGTCCTTACATTCCTTTAATGTCTTCAGGTGTTGTTTTAGATCCATCTACTTTCGAACCAGTAGTAGGCTTCTTAACAAGATACGGTTATGTAGAGTTAACAAACACTGCATCATCACTTGGTAACGCGGCTGACTACGTTGGATTAGTAGCAATCACATCTGGAAACTTAAAATTCAAATAAGCCAAGGCTTATTTTATTTTCAAAGAAAGGCGGCTCATGTCGCCTTTTTTTGTGGCGGTACTATCTCCATTTAAATAACGGTATGCATTACTGCTTTCATCACATACCAAAGACAGGTGGTAGCTCTCTCCGAATGCGTTTAGAAGATCGTGCAGAGAAAAAACAAATCAGCAAATTGGATTATGCAGTGGGACACAACAGCACAGTGCGTACACCTGGCACGCATTTCGTTTGGTTGCGTGATCCATTAGACAGAGATATTTCACACTACAACTATGACATGGGCAAAGGAGACATTGACGGCCATACTTTCGAAGAGCATTGCAGGAACCTTGCTGGCAATTTTATTATACTGTGGCTGTACAAGAATTATTTGTTGCTGGACCCCAATGTCGACATTGAAACAAAATATCAAACGGTGAGGAACACACTTGGGAACGGTTTCAAAAAAGTTTTTTGCATAGAAAAATTTGAAGACAGTTGGAACGAAGTCGCAGATATCTTGAAAATAGATCAAGAACCAAGACTAAACACAAATAGAAGCAACGAAGATTACCAAAGATACGCTGAAAGACACAAATTGAGCAAAGAATTTATTTCATGGCACAAAGATTATAACAGTTACGATTACGAGCTTTACAAAGAGTTCTGTATATAGATTACTAATTTTTTTCACCTTCATACCAGTCGCAGACCAAATAAGGTAACTTTACTTGCACCGCAGGTACCTAAATAAATTTACGATTCGCAAGAATCACAACAACAAAGGGGAGGTCCAAAAATGGATATCATGAACCAAATCAAAGGATGGGCTAAAGGATTAGCTGACGTGGGTGTTTCACTTATTGCGTTAGGAATCATTTTAGAGATCCTTTTCAATGGTCAAGGTATTCCGTTCTGGCCAAACGTTTCCGTAATAGGAAATGTCCAGGGCGTACTGCAAGGGTTTTCTGATCAAGGGTTGATCGGATTGGTCGCAGTTTGGATTTTATATCATATCTACAGCAGAAAATAATATAAAAATCTAGAATATACGTAAACCTCAAGGGTGGTGTGATTAATTTATGGATTGTATCACATCGCCCTTTTTCAATCTACACCCATATTATACCAAATTCACACCAATAAATATTTGCAAGTCAACAGTGCATTCGCACGGTACAGAGAACACGTACTTTACACGACACACTTATAAGAGGGGGAGTTTTATACTCCCCCATACTTCGCATAAATAATAGCAAATGTCGAAAACAATAAGAACATCAAACAATTTAACAATTGACGCAGTCGGAGATATCATACTTGACGCGGACAACGCCGACGTAAAACTACAGGACGGCGGGACAGAATTTGGTAGAATCAGCAGAATAACATCTGACCTTGTGATCAAATCTATGGGTACCAACAATGACATTCTATTAAAAGGTCTAGATGGTTCTTCAACAATCACAGCATTACAACTAGACATGAGTGAGAACGGCAACGCAATATTCAGTGGTAATGTTACGGCAACAGACATCACAGCAAATAGTTTAACAACCAATGTGATAAGTTCAAATGGTTCAAATGCTGATTTAAGCATAACAGCAAGTGGTACTGGTGCATTAACGACATCGAGCACATTGGCACTGACAGGCTCTTTTAAAAAAGCGTTACACAGTTTCACAGCCACTGACGCAGTCACAGAGTCCGAACACGCAGGTAGAACACTTCTACTCGGTGAAGTTGGAGGAAACGCAAACGTTGTGTTGACAATGCCAGATGCAACAGGTTCTGGCAATATCTATCATTTCATCGTCAGTGTTGCCATGGGAGGATCGACAACATATAAAATTCAGGCACCTGATGCCAACAATACTTTCGCAGGACAAATAATGTATCTTGATGAGGATGGCAACGCAGTGACATCATTTCCAACTGTGGCCGCATCAGACACGATAACATTGAACAGTGGGACACAAGGTGGACTAGTAGGAGACACATTAACATTGATCGACATTGCCGCAGACAAATATGCAGTGGCTGGTCAAATGAGAGTGTCGGCCGGCGCTAATCCGGCAACACCATTTAGTGCCGCAGTAAGTTAATAGATGAGATATAAAGAGATAGACATCAACATTAAGGCAATTCCTGACAAAGAAGACGAAGCATTGCTAAATCAACTTATGGGAGCAAAGGGCGTGTCGGTCTCAGACGTAGATAGCGAACCAAAAGACAGCAATACAGATAATCCAGGTAAGGTAGATTCAGATGACCCAAACACAGTGGCATCAGTGTATCCATTGCAACAAGAATTAGAAATGAAGAAAAAAGAAGCAGGCAAAGACTTGGCACAGTTTGATAACATCACACAAGATGCAGACGAGACTGCACCTGATCAAGAAGTGAGAGTAGACGAACCATTAGTAAAACAACCAGAAGTCACTAACGGAGAGAATCCTGGGGTGCCAGCCGAAATGAAGAACAAGGAAGCCAAAAACGAAAGTGAGTTCGTTCAGAGACTAAAAACATTATCCGGGCTATAAGGAGCACACATGGCATTCAGGAAACTGGTAGGATCTTACAAGGACTACAATCTAGCAACACACATCATAGAAGACGGGTACCTAGCAGTAGATGTAGACACAGGTAGTCTAAGGATTGGTGACGGTGTCACTGCCGGCGGCACAGTGGTCGGAGGAGGAGGCTCATCGAGTCTAGGTGACCTAAGTGCAATAGGATCAACGTTGTCAGCACCATCGAACGCAGACATGACTTTGCAGACGTCAGGCACAGGAATTGTTTTGATAAATGATACCTTCAAAATAGGTTCAGGTGCAAGTGTGACAACAATACTGGATCAGGACACCTTGTCTTCCAACTCAGCGACGGCCTTGGCGACACAGCAATCAATAAAAGCATATGTTGACACTGAAATAGCAAACGTGTCTATAGGTGATCTTTCATTCGTGGGATCTACAATTGCCGCACCAAGCAATGCTGACCTTACATTGAATTCAAGCAACGGGAATGTTGTGATAGAAGGTATCAGGGTGGCAGGAACAACACTTTCCACAGAAGATTCATCTGCAGGCATACAAGTTGCAGGAAACCTTATACCAAGCCAAGATGGAGTATTTCAGCTAGGAAGTGCCAGTAGACGTTGGCAAACTTTATATGTAGCGGCTGAAACAATAGACCTAGGCGGAGCAACAATATCATCAGACAGCACAGGATCACTTTCTATCTCAGCCACTGGTGCAACACTGCCCACAGGTAGTAAGGTTGGAACCAACGGTATATCACTTACTGGTGCCAAGGCAGGTACACTTGCGAGACCTGTGCAAAATGTTAAACTATTTGTCAGTGATGGTAGCACATCATTTAGTGATGCACAGCTATTGGCCAAAGACGGTGATCTGACACTTGAATTCAACGCCACCGTCGAAGACGTTCCTGTGTACACAGATGCCCAACAAACATTCACGCTATCAGACGGAACAGCATTGTCGGCAAATGCCGCTGGAATCACGCTATTCCAATTTTAAAAACACACAATAAATACACTTGTTGATAGGATATCCATCCGGTGAGTGCAAGAAGGCCGGGGACAGAACGAGAACATTATGGCAGATAAGACACCGGTACGAGTAGTATTCAATGCATCAAATGTGGCCACTGGAATGGCGGAATTCCAAACGGGAGAATCAATTCCAGTAGCAAATGGTGGTACAGGTCTTACAGCAGTAGGTTCAGCAGGACAGGTTCTTAAAGTAAATGGTGCAGGCACAGGCCTAGAGTTTGGTGCCGAAGGTGACATATCAATCACAAACCTAGTAGCACCAACAAATGCAGATCTAACGTTCTCAACATCAGGCACAGGTAACATCATAATGGATGGCCTAACAGTAAGTGGGACGTCTATTAGTTCCGCTGACTCGACCACTATCAATATCAACGATAACGTAGAGATTGATGGTAACCTTGTGGTCACAGGTACTGTTGATTTCAATGATCAAAACATATCAAATGTCGGAAGTTTATCAATAGATTCAATCAGCGGTGACGCCGACAGTAACACATCAATCACTTTCTCAGGATCCGATGTCATAACAATAGCAACAGGTGGTTCAGGTAGATTAACGATAGGTGACGGTGCACTAACTCCAGTCACAAACAATCAAATAGATCTAGGAACTTCAAGTCTAGAATTTAAAGACGCTTTCTTTGATGGCACAGTGACATCCGATGCTTTTGCAGGTCCATTGACAGGTAACGTCACTGGAAATGTTTCTGGGACAGCCGCAACCGTAACAGGTGCGGCCCAATCAAATATCACGTCTCTAGGTACCTTAACAACTTTGACAGTTGACAGTGTAATTATAAATGGAACAACCATTGGGCACACATCTGACACAGATGCAATAGCAATAGGTTCTGATGGAGATGTAACACTAACACAAGACCTAGAATTACAGCACGATGGTGCAATACTATCATTTGGTGCCAATGATGAAATAGCACTTACACATGTTCATGACACCGGCTTACTTTTAACTGACAGTGGCGGAACACCAACTTTACAGTTTCACGATTCAAACGAATCTATATCTTCGGATGGCACAGATTTTACTTTAACATCAGGCAATGACATCAACCTAACAGCTACAACCGACATCAACGTTCCGGTCAACGTTGGACTTACTTTTGCCACGGCAGAGAAAATTGAATCAGATGGCACCGATTTATCAATCACAGTAGGATCAGGTGGAGACATCAACATTGGTGCTAACATTGGTATAACATTCGGTGATGATGGAGAAAAGATCGAAGGCGACGGGACTGACTTAACAATCACCGGAAACAATATAAAATTGACAGCGGCGACCGATGTTATTATTCCTACAAACGTTGGTTTACATTTCACAGATGCAAATGAAAAGATCGAATCTGATGGTAGTAAACTTGTTATAACCTCTGGTGGTACAGCATTTAATCTACCAACAGCAGATGGCACAGCCGGACAGGCTCTTGTCACAGACGGAAGTGGTACTTTGAGTTTTGACACAGTTGCAACTACCGTATCTGATGACACTTTAGCGACAGTGAGAAATAATAAACATCTTGGAACAGCCGCCAGGACGATAGACAGCATAAATGCAACATTCATAGACAGTGCTTTCTATTTCTTGGTTTACAACGACGTAATAAATGAAGTGATCAGTGCAGAAATGTTAGCAATAACAAACAATGACTCGGCATCTTTCTTGGGTAACCGGAGGGGGATTGAAACTGCCGGTGGTAGCAACGTTCCAACTCTTACCACAGATGTCAGCAACGGGCAATTTAGGCTAAGGGCCGCAGGAGCATCGGCTGATTGCGTGGCCAGTTTCTATAAAGTTGCTATGTCCTCCAGCACCACAGACGCCACTAGGGGAAACACTGTGACCACAAGCAACACGGATGTTGACTCTGCGTCAGAATCCATAGATACATTTGCACATGGAACTTTCAGGGGAGCCAAGTACTTCATCAGCGTTGACAACGACAGCAAGACCGAGATGGACGTGGTCGAAGCATTGGTCGTACACGATGGCACAAACGCATTTGTTACTTCCTATGGACACACTATTTCAGGTAACAATTCTTTGATTACTGTTACAGCGGCAATATCCGGCGACAACGTTGTAGTCAGTGCCGCGGGTCTTGAAACTAACTTAAATGTTACTATACACAAAATTTTATTGAAAGACAACATGACTGCTGAGAGCAATGCAAACCAAAAAGCATTCGCGTCTGTTACAGTCAGTTCAACAGCTACAGCCATAGATCTAATGGACATAGACGATGCCAACGGTGCAGTTTACTTTATAGTTGGTGCTAACGGGACCGAGGGTGCATACAGCATTCAGGAAGTTTATACAGCGGCCACACCAGGTGTGCCAGCAGTGGCAAATGGACCATTTGTTTCAACAAAAGGCACAACACAACTAGAATTCACAGCTGGTTTTGACACATCAAGTGAAAACAGCCTTGAGCTATTTGCATCAAGCACATCAGGTGGAAGCACCACAGTATCTGGCTATAGAATATCTGCATTAGCAGGCTAAATACAACAAATTAACAATCATGCGGGAGATATGGAACCATGACAACACGAAACTTTAGAGTAAACAATGGACTAGAAGTTGGTGATATTGTAATATCAGCATCAGCCAACACCATTACAGGCGGAGCTACAGCGGCACCAAGTGCTGACGGTCAGTTCGCAAACAAGAAGTATGTTGACGACCAAGCGGCGGCAACACTAACACTTACAAACAAAACATTAACAGCACCAAAAATAGCAGACGCAGGATTCATTGCAGATGCAAATGGAAATGAGTCGGTTATCTTTCAAACAACTACATCAGCAGTAAATGAATTAGAAATTACAAATGCGGCAACAGGTAATGGTCCAATCCTAGGAGCAAGTGGAGAAACAAACGTTGACCTAAACATCACTGCCAAAGGAACTGGAAACATTCTATTAAACGCAGGATCAGATGTAGTTATACCGGCCAACAAAGGATTACAATTTGTCGATGCCAACGAGAAGATTGAATCAGATGGTACAGATTTAACAATTAACTCGGGTGCCAAAATAAATTTAACAGCAACATCAGATGTGGCCATACCTGCAAACATAGGAATCACTTTTGGTACACACGAAAAGATTGAATCAGACGATACTGACCTAACAATCACAGTTGGTGCAAACGGTGATGTAAATCTTGGGGCAGACATTGGTTTGACCTTTGGAGACGACGGTGAGAAGATTGAGGGTAATGGTACAAAGTTAACAATCGCATCAAGTGACGCAATTGATTTAACTGCAACGACAGACGTTGTGATACCAGCAAACGTTGGTTTAACATTTGGTACAGGTGAAAAAATTGAGGGTGACAGCACAGACCTAACAGTAACATCAGGTGGTGCAATCAACCTTACAGCGACAACAGACGTTGTGGTACCTGCAAACGTGGGAATCACTTTTGGTACAGGTGAGAAGATCGAGGGTGACAGTACAGACCTTACAGTAACATCGGGTGGTGCAATCAACCTTACAGCAACAACAGATGTAGTAATACCTGCCAACGTAGGTATAACATTTGGTACTGGTGAGAAAATTGAAGGTGACAGCACAGACCTTACAGTAACTTCAGGCGCCAAGATCAATTTAGCGGCAACTTCAGATGTACACATTCCACAAAACATTGGACTTGTATTTGATGCAAACGGAACTGAGAAAATCGAATCAAACGACACAGATTTAACTATCAATTCAGGTGCAAAGATAAACCTTACAGCGGTGTCAGATGTACACATTCCAAAAAACATAGGAATAGTTTTTGATGACAACGCAAGTGAAAAGATTGAATCAAATGACACAGACTTGACAATCAATTCAGGTGCTGACATCAACTTGACAGCAACAGCAGATGTTAACTTACCCAACAACATCGGACTTGTATTTGGTGATGATGGTGAGAAGATTGAAGGTGATGGTACGAACCTAACTATTGCATCTTCAGGACTTTGTACGATCACAGCAACTGGTGAAACTGTTGTTACAAACAACCTTAGAATTGGTGGTAACTTGACTGTTGACGGTACAGAGACAATCGTAAATACAACAACACTATCAATCGAGGACAACATCATCGAAGTTAACAGAAACGTGTCGGCAAACTCAGGTATGCCTACAGTTTCAGGTTTACAGATTAACAGAGGTGAAGGTTCAACTGCAACTGAAATGCCATTGCTTTGGGCGTGGGATGAAGCGTTTGCAGATGACGGAACAACTATTCACGGTAACGCGGGTGGTGCCTTTACTGCTTTCAGAAGGGCAGAAGGAAACACTGAAGGACCATCAGGCACAGCGTCCCTTGTGGACATTAGGGCGAACGTAGTACACGCCGTTGCAACATCGGCTCAGTACGCGGACGTTGCCGAGCGTTTCGAAGCAGACGCTCCTATGTCAGCAGGTGCAGTAGTAATGGTTGGTGGTGACGCAGAGATCACAGAAACAACATCGGACTTATCAGATCAAGTTTTTGGTGTGATATCTGAGCAACCAGCATACGCCATGAACGCGGCGGCAGGTAACAATGACACACACCCATACGTAGCAATGACAGGTAGAACACCAGTTAGAGTTACAGGTGCTGTAACAAAAGGTCAAAGACTTGTTACTTCGTCAGTAAAAGGTTGTGCTAGAGCAGTGGCGTCAGGTGAGTCAATTTCACCATTCAACGTTATTGGTAGAGCATTAGAAAGTTCAACAGACGCAGGAATCAAATTGGTAAACTGTGCAGTGAGGACAAACAACTAATAAATATTCATACTTTTTAGTAGAATCAAAAGGCGGCTCTCGGGTCGCCTTTTTTTTATATGCGTTAATAAATACTTGCATGAGTATAAAAGTAAACGGTAACATCGAAATCCAAGCAGATACTTGGTTAGAATTCAAAGGTGAAAACGATGCCGGAGAAGAGATCAGAATAGGTTCGATCAAAGGTAGCATCAAGGACAACAAGAAGGGTGCAGACCAGAGCGTTATACAGATTATCGGCAGGAAAGATGGACAGCACAAACCATTACTGACCATAGCCAACAATGCCATCTACGCACACCGTGATGTTCCATTCGTGTGGCAGACAGAAGACGGTAAAAAAACTTTTGTGTCAGGCACATCGACCACGAAAAGAAACATTGACCTACCAGACGACAACGGCACACTTATGATCAACAATTCAGGAAAAGTTATGGCAACGGATTTGCCAACAAGCGATCCTAGTAATGCAGGTCAACTTTGGAACGACAACGGTGCTGTAAAAATAAGTGCTGGTTAATTAAGTTATCAAATCTAATATAGTCTGTAACTTGCCTTTGATGGCTTTGTTGTTCAATGTATTCTTTAGACCCATGTGCAAGTTCTTAGGCCAGCATTCAAATGAGGTCCAGCAGTAGCCTGAATGTTCATCATTGAGCTTGGGTAAAAATTCTGTATCTATGGCTATAACGTATGTGTGGAAGAAAAACTTCTGATCATTTGACGTGAACATTTCTAATGGAATAACTTTCTTGAACTTTGGTGTGTCACCAACTTCTTCTTGTATTTCACGCTTCAATCCTTCAAATGCACTCTCAAGAAACTTAGACTTTCCACCTACCAATCCCCATGCACCTGCAGTCTTCCTGTCAGTTCTCTGTAGGAATAAGAATCGCTTCGTGCTTGTAGAATAAAAAAGTGCACCGGAGCATACTATATTTTCTTTCATGCTAAATTATAACAGAAATATGTAAAATTATCAAGGGGTGGTCGCATCATTGGCATCAGCGTCTTCGGTCTGCTGATATCCGCCATCAAGCACAATACTCCAATTGCCTTGAGTATATACACCCTCATACGACTTGACCCACTCTGTTCCTGTGAATCTATACTGTATACCTGTGTTAAGATTGGTAACGTAATGCTGTGTTGAGTCAGGATCAGAGGCATCAAATGCTATGTTCCATTTTCCGGTTGCACTGTTGTATTCTATGATATCACCAACTTTGGCTACTAAAGTACCCCAAGTGCTACTTTGGAAACTTGCTGTAGAATCTCCAACATCATTTATTACAAGATACCTGTCTCCGTTTGCAGGGGTGCCTGGATTAAATGTTGCAGGATTTATAATTTTCTTAACAGCAGTCAATGAATTGCTAGGTATTGTATCCGTATCTATTGAGTACAGTAATATTGTGTCATCCAGCGTAGTGGTTGAGATTGTTCCGATCACTTGATTCCCGTTTGGTTGCTCTAATCTTATTTGTGACGTTCCGTTAATTACTTTTCCATATTGATCTAAAATTAATTTCCAATTCAAAGGTGGACCAAAAGTCTCAAAAGCATCGTCTACCACTGTACCAGGATCTCTAGCACCCGTATGGAAGCCATCTCCTCCGGATTTTACATTCACGCCTGTTGAGCCTAACAACCTCAATTGGTTCCCTGATACTAATAGACCAAAATTGTTTGGAGTAATGAAACTTCTTGAAGCCAACTGTCCGTCGATCAATCCTTTTGCTATGCCACCGTCGTCGTCGTATATGCTCATGATTATTTTCTGCACAACACCTAGTTTTTTAACTTTGACTGGCGGTGATAACCATATTGGCATACTAAAAGTTAATGAAGCAACATCAATCTCAGACTCTGCACCAACAGGTATAGTTCTACTACTAAATGTAATTCCTGTAAGCTCAATATAACTTAAACTTGTCCAGTCTATGTAGTTGTCTGTTTTTTGTATTTCAAAATCAGGATTAAACAGATACAATATTTGTTCCATTATTTGTAATTTTTGATCTGTGTTTGATGAAAATATATCTGCTGTAACTTCAAGTCTAAAAGGAGATGGCATAACCTTCTCAACTGTGTATCCTGCACCTAGTTGGTTGGTATAATTACCATCCGCGTCTACATCTCTTTCTCTCAAATGTTGTTTCTCAATATGGTAAGGATTCTGCATTCGTTCCCTATCATAGTTCAATTCTCGCACATAGCAGGCTATCTTTGGTGCATAGTTCAAAGCATTTTCACTGTTGTTTCTGATTATGTTTGCAACCTGCCTAGTAGGATCTCCATACACAACTGGCACTGCTCTAAGATTAATTGCACCATCACTGGCTTTTCCTGTTTCAACAGAAAAATTACTCAATATCCTTATAAATTGAGTTAAAAATTTTCTAACCTGCCCTTCGTAAAAATGTAACATTAATTGTCAGCCTTCGGTTTGAGAGCATCAGTCAATGACTGTCTCTGTTTTACAGTAAGTCCATTTATTGTAGATTCTGTTGTGTTGTTAACAAAACCTGTTTTGTAATTTGCCCTCGAATCGTTGTTCGTTGTAGTTATCCTGACTGAATCTTCTATCTTTACCCACCTATTGCCGTCATAACGGAACAATCTGTTTGGTAGGTAATCTGTGCGTAGGAAGTAATCGCCTTTGTCAACATCAGAAATTGGAAAGGATATTCCAAATCCTGCAGGATTACCGTTTGGTGCAACGCCATCTCCATCTAGATAGAAACCATAGTGCGAACTTGCAGGAGTATCGATTGTTGCATTGACTGTTTTACTACTACTTGCTCTTTGATCTTCTGTGTTTACATTGTCTGTCCTTATGTTGCCTCTTTCGTCAATTGGTGCAACATAATACTGTTTATAATTGAAACCTGACTTAGGTGCATCCGCCTCTGCTTGTGCAACAACTTGATCGTTAATTGTTTTTTCTCGATTAAAAGTAGACATGTAACTGGCCACACTATTGGTAGTAGTTGCATCGCCGATAACATCTCTGAACTCTTGTGAGTCTACTAAAGTTTTCAGTTTTAATCTTAATAAATGTGGCCACCATGTTGCTGAAAATCCTTCAGCGGCTCTGTTCACATCTTCGATTACGTAATATCTTTTTAAAGCTATTGGAATAGTTTCATCCAATGAATAATCTTCTTTCATGTGGGGGAACTCTAGCACATCACCCGACATTGGCTTTCTACCAATCCGTTCAACTATGTCATTTAGGTGCACGGTCAAAAACAATGTGTCGTTGGATAAGAACATACCAAATTGTGATAGATTGAAATCCTGATCCTGCACATTGTATATGCCTCTTATTTTGTATATGTCACTTGCATATTTCCTATCTCTGTTTTCTAAAAATAATAGATCCTGAATCGTTGTCTCGTTTATTTCACTGCCTGCGTAATTAGGTTGAGATGGAGAAGCATCACCATCTTTCTGTTGGTCTCCTTGATCGTAAGGACCGAGGTATTTGTGGAAATGTATGTCGGTGCCGCCGACGGTGAACATCTCCTTAATGTTACGATCGAAGAATTTGTAGTCATTGCCCTTTTCAGGCTTGAAAATGGATAATCTTGGCATATCATACATATTTATTGCACAGGCAAAGGCTATAAATATGAGTATGTCAGAACTACAAACAGGACAACAAGAAATATTTGATTACGTCAAGAACAACCTTGGTGAGGGTATGATTGATGTTGAATTAGACCCAAAACACTACCAAACGGCGCTGGAACGTGCTGTAAACAAATTCAGGCAACGATCATCAAATGCAGTAGAAGAATCTTATGCTTTTCTTGAACTTAAGAAAGACCAGAATACATATATCCTGCCCGATGAAATAATCAATGTCAGAAATCTTAACAGAAGAACTGTTGGGTCGAGGACAGAAGGTGGAGAAGGTGGAACTTTGTTTGAACCTTTTAACCTGGCCTATACTAATACCTATTTGCTGAGAGCAGGTGCAACTGGTGGATTGGCAACCTACTATGCGTTCGCTTCATATCAAGAGTTGGTTGGTAAATTGTTTGGAAGTTTCATACAATTCCATTTTGATGTTGCTACAAAAAAATTAACAATAACACAGAAGCCTAGGGCTGACAACGAAACTGTGTTGATGCACACAGACAACTTCAGACCTGACATCACGTTGTTTAAGGACATATATTCTAAACCATGGATCAGAGATTACACACTTGCCGTATCTAAGGTAATGCTTGGAGAAGCAAGAGGAAAGTTCAACACAATAGCAAGTCCACAGGGTGGAACAACACTTAACGGTGATGCTTTGAAGAACGAAGGACAAGCAGACATGGAAAGACTAGAAAACGAAATAGGAAATTTCCAAGAAGGTGGTACGCCACACAGTTTTGTTATTGGTTAATAGATAATAAACTCCATTTAAATACATTGCCATGAAAAATTCCGATTACAAAAATTACTCTGATCTAACACTTGACGAGCTAGAAGTACTTGTGCAAGAACTCGAGAACATGAGTATAGTTGCCCTCAAACAAAGAAAGAAAAGCCTAAGAATTACCATTCTAAAATCTGTTAAAGAAATAATCAAAGAGATTGAAAAACGATTAAAAAAATAGTATAATACTTCTATGCTGATAGGTATAGTAGGTTTGATAAGTTCCGGCAAGGGCACTGTTGCTGACAGATTAGTCAAGCAACATGGTTATAAAAAAGATAGTTTTGCAAAAAGTCTTAAAGATGCTGTAGCCTCTATGTTTAATTGGGACAGGGATATGCTTGAAGGAGACACTGAATCCAGCAGGCACTGGCGAGAACAACCAGATAGATTCTGGAGTGAAAAGTTTGGCAAGCCCGTAACCCCCAGATGGGTACTACAATACTTTGGTACAGAAGTAATGCGTGGCCAAATGTATGATGCGATATGGGTGGATAGTTGTATAGGAAGATACAAAGGACTAAACACGGTCATAGCAGATACTAGGTTTCCAAATGAGGTCAAGCAAATAAGGGCACATGGTGGCAAAATTATTTTAGTGCAGAGGGGTAAAGATCCTGAATGGTTTACAAACTATGTTGAAGGAAACATCCAACCTACTGGTGTACATACGTCTGAGTATGCATGGGCAAAAGAAGAATTTGACTTTGTAATACATAACGATGGCACCAAGGAACAACTTTACGCTAAGATAGACAGTCTAATCGTCAGCGACAAGATCTCCGACACGCCATCCAAGCCTACGGGTGGTACTAAGCCGTTGGCAATTGGCGCAAACAGTTTTTAGGTTGCTGGTTGTAGTATTTCTTAAATTGCCATCCACAAATAACACATCCATTTGAGACTTGTCTTGGGCAGTAAAACCACACAGCTCACATTTCTTTTTGAGCTTATATCCAGATCTTTGTAATGCAGTTACCCCACCAATTTTCTTTCCTGAATTTTTACGAATACATGTGCCACACTGACTACGCCAATAGACCTTGCCATAACGCTTGTAGGCATATGCTCTTGGCTTAGACTTACACTTCTTACACAATGGTCGATCTTTGTACTGCATGTGTGTATTTACGTCGCCTATATAGGCACCAAGAAAACGCTAAATTCTGTCGTAAAAACCATATGATTGAATAAATAACTCTAGTATATACGTAACTTGCAAGGAGAATACGAAAAATGGCATTAACATCACCAGGAGTAGAAGTTTCAGTAATAAACGAGAGCTTTTATG